GTTCCCACGAGTAGACCAGCAGCCGGTCATAGGCGGCGGACCCAACCGACCGGAACGACCAGACGATGCAGCGGTTTGCCCAGTCCACCGCCGCTTGCGTCCGGGAAATGTCGCTGTTGTCCACCTCCCCGAAAAACCACTTGTTCACCTTCTGGCTGCCAATCGGGGCGAATTCCGAGCCGTTGGTCATCCAGAACCCGTCCTGGCTCAGGAAGTAGGTCTGCGACCCGATGGTGGCGACACTGAACGGCGCAACGCAGCCCCGGTCCTCCGAAACCACCGAAACCCGCCAGACGGTCGGCGGACCGACATACTGCACCAGCGAAATACCCCGCTCCTGGAACACCATCGGATAGCGCCCGCCGACAAGCGCCGTGATGGCCCCGAACCGGGGGTCAAGGTCGGCATATCCGGCCTGCGTCAGTCGATCCGCCGCCCATGTCGTCGCCGGGCTGTTGAAGCTGGACCACTGAATGCGGGTCGGCGCGCCGTCGATATAGCCCAGCATCAGGAAGTCCGCGAACCGCTCGCAATACCGTGCCTTCGGCGGGCTGCCCGGCAGGGTTGACCATGTCACATCGCTGTCAACGTCGGTCAGGTAGTAGGGATCGTTCGCCAGTGACGTGGCGAAAATGAAGTCGTTGAACTGGGCGAAGTCCCAGAACTCCCCGTCGATCACCGAAGCTGCAACCGCCGTCTCGGTCGCCGTGCTGCCCGACCGGGCGAAAAGCGTGTCCTCCGCGCCTCCAACGATCAGCGGCGACCCGTCATTGCGGAAGAACAGGTTTGCGCCCCGAACCGGCCCCAGAAAGGTGCTGTCCGTCCCGCCGCCCGACCGTGTGACCGTCGTTGCCCTCTCGCTCGGGGAGAAGAACGGCGCATAGCCGCCTTCCGCCGGAACGCAGTTGTTCGCCACGACGCAGCCGGGGTTGTTCTGCCTCGGAAAGGCGGGCAGGAACTCGCCAAACTGCACTTCGATGGTCGGCATCAGTCGTGCGCCTTCAGACGCCCGGTCGCGGACTTCAGGTTGCTTTCCGCGAGAAGCTCATCCCAAGCCGCCGTCTCATAGACCTGAAACGCCTGCGCCCGCTCGCCGTCCGACAGGAACTTGCGGCAGATCGCCGCCGCCGCCGCGTTTTCGATCAACTCCTGCGCCTGGTCGAACCAGATGCTCTCATCCGCCGCCAAGGCGGGGATAACCGGCTTGCAGACCACCGAAAGGGTGAAGGTTTCCACCCCGTCCGGCACCGGCCAGATGCCGATCTGCCCCGCGTAAAGCGTGAAATACGTTGCGCGGCCCGCCGATCCGGTCGTGTCGAAAAACCGCTCGAAGTCGGAGTATCGGACCTGTTTCAGATCGTCGTGATCCGCCGTCCGCATGTAGCGGACCGACTGAATATCCGCCACTTCAACCGTCGTGCGGCCCGCCACGTCCTGCGGCCCGGCCCCGGTCGAAACGTCAACTGTCGAATACCACGCCTGCGCGGCAACGCTGGTCAGGGTCGCCGCGCGAACCTCATGCAGCCATGTCACCCGCCGGTTATAGCGGGCGATGGCAAGCTGGATTTCCCGGTCGATCTGTGTGCTGAGGTCGGATCGCGCCAGTTGGTCGGCGACCCGGTTCCGCACGTCAAGAAAGCTCGTCATCTTTCACCTTGCGCGGGCGGCCACGCTTGCGCTTTTCCGGCGCAGGCTCCTCGGCAGGCGCAGGCGGCTCTGCAACCGCCTGCTCCGTGTTCAGGGTCCGGCGCAACTCCTCGCGCGCCAGAAAGGCTTGGCGCCTGCGCATCAGGGCGTTCCTGCCATGTTTTCCCAAGCCGTGCCGTTCGATACCAGCAAGGCCCAGGCGCCATCCGTCGCCGCGAGAATGGCCGTGCCAGCGGCACCGCCAACGCGAGGGATGACGTTCGACGAGGCCGAAACCACGGTGAACGCCTGGATGGTCTTGATCACGACAACCCGCCCCGGCTGCGAAGCCGCAGACGGCAGCGTGACGGTGTTCGTCGCGCCCCTGTCGCTGATCACGAAGGTTTCGTTATCGGCAAGCGTGAAGTCGGCTGTCTTGGTCACTGGGACTGCTGTTGCCAGCGCTCCCAGCACCAGACGCTGGTCCTTCATCACGTCCCAGACATCACCGACGGGCATCAGTAGCCGCCTTTCTTGCCGCCCTTACCGGACGCTTCCTTCGGGGGCTTGGAGTTGGTCTGCTTTCCCATGAGGGTATCTCCTTGTTGAAGGGGGCGGGCCATGACAGCCCGCCGATGCATCAGGTCGTCTGGCGAACGATGTACTGGACGTAGACCAGCGCCTTGCCGGTGGCGCTGTCCGTGTTCACGATGTCGCACGTGATCCGGGCGGGCTTCTCGAAGTAGAGGTTCGCTGCCGAAACCACGTCCCCCGCGATGTGCCCAACCGCAGCGTCGATATCCAAGGCGGTCTCGGTGAATGCGTTCGGGTCGGAAGTCAGGCCCCCTTCCGAACGGTCAAAGCCGATGTCCACCTGTTCGTTGCCGGTGCCCGACCATGCGGTCAGGATGCCGATGCCGGATGCCACGATCAGCGACCCGCCGGGCACGTAGCCCAGCTCGTAAACGCCGCTCAAGTCGGCGTTCGTGATGTAGCGGCTCAGGGTGTGCACCACGTTCTGGTGGACAACCTGGCCCTTGCCTGCGTGAAGTCCCATCTGTCAGCCCTCCTTAAGCCGCGACCGGACGCGCGGCATACGTCGAGACAACGATGGTCCCGAAGTCTTCCGCGTTGGTGGCCGAGTTGTCTTCCGGGATGTACTTGGTCTTCTTCAGACCCCAGATCGCCCCGGCGGCGACCCCGAACTGGTTGCCGTAGTCGAACATCTCTTCGACCCAGGTATACTTGGTCGCGCCGTTCTCGGAGCCGAACGCGATGGCCGCAGCCTGCGCCCCGCAGAGGACCGCGCGACGGGTGTTCGAAACCGCCGTGCCAGCCGTCGAGTGGACGCCCTGCGTCACCCGCGCCGCCTTGTGCAGCACCACGCCGTTGTAGATCCCCAGAGCGCCGGTGAAGATCGGGTTGGACGCAATGTCGCCCCCCATCATCGCGGCCTTCTGGATATCCTGCCATTGCCCGGCAGTGGTCGAGGTGCGCAGGTCGTAGACCTGGTCGTCATGCAGGAACATGACGTAGTAGTCGTTCCCGTCTTCGCTGATCGGACGGATCATCGGCCCGGTGCTGGCTTCAATCGAGGCGGTTTCCGCGTAGTTGCGGGCCACGTCGATATAGGTCAGGTCGAACTTGTCCGATGTCGTCAGCGCCTGGTCGGTGGACTGGTTGCCCGCCCGGATGATCCGGTTGGTCGAGGGCGCGATGACGGCGTTGTTGCCGGTGAACTTCGTGTCCGAGACTGCGGTGTTGCCGCAAATCTGGTTGAAAAACGACGCGTCCATGCGGCGCGCCCACCAGTCGGCGAGGCGGTCGCGGGACACCCGGCGCAGGTTGTAGGGAACCCGCTGTTCCGTCATGCGGCCCTTGACGCGGGTCGCGTGGCGCAGCTGGTCGATGCGCAGGTTGTCGTCGTAGAACTGGAGGGCTTCTTCGTTGCCTTCCAGCGTGGCGTCACCCTGGACACCATCGCCCTGCATCTGGACGTTCAGTCCGCAGGTGATGTTGTCCCCGGCGGACTTTTTCAGGTCCACCTTTTCCATGATCAGGCTGTCCTCGGTCTGGCCGATGAACTTGCCGATGAACGTGCGCCGGATCGCCTCAGCCGCGAGGTCTTTCGACCAGACGGAAACCGCGAGGGGATGGCCAACGCCAAAAGTTGTAGCCGCCATGATATGGCTCCTTTTGCGTGTTGATGTTCGATGAAGCGCTCACCATGACGCCGGAGCCGAGCGGGGCGCGTTTTACGTCTGCGCAGACGGGGACCGCCGAAGCGTGTCAGTCAGTTGTCAGTATGCGCCTGGGCGGCGTTTCGGTCAACCGCCCATGACTTTCTGCATCATGGCGTCGCGTTCGGCCTTCGGCATCTTTGCCAGTTGGGCCTCGCTCATCTTCGCCAGTGTCTCGATGGTGACGCCGCCGTCGCTGGACGGGCCTCCCGCCGTGGCCATGCTCTGCGTCTGGCGCTGCGCCTCAGCCAGGGCGTTGACCTGCGCCGCGGCCTGTGCCGGAACCGGATCACGGGCCGCCTGCGCCGGGGAATAGCCGCGCATCTTGGCGTAGCCGTAGAACAACTCGCCGGGGTTCTTGCCCTGCGAATAGGCCTGCCCGACGATGGCGCGAACGTCGACCTCGATCTGCTGGTCGATCTGCTCCGGCGAATTGCCGTAGAAGGCCAGCTCCTCGCGCCGCACCTTCACGGCATGCTGAAAAGCCTGATCGTAGTCCGGCGTTGCGGCCTTGAACTGCATCACGTCCTGATTGACGCGGGCCATGATCTGCTGCTCTTGCGCCTGTTCGGTCGCACGGCGGTCGGCATCGGCCTTCTCGGCGGCGCGCTGCTTGATCTGGTCGATCTGGAATTGCTTGAACGCCTCGGGCTGCAACACCGGGTCGGGGACCACGATTTCGGGCGGCGGGTTCAGCTTGGCTTCGATGGCGGCAAGCTTGGCCTGCAACTCCTGAAACGCCGCCTCAGATGCCTTCCGGCGCTCGCGCTCCTGATGCAGGGCACCTTGCGGAACCATGCCCGGCGGGGGCTTGTCGGCTTCCGGGGCCGGGGTTTCCGCGACCGGCGCGGGCGTCTCAGCCGGGGTTTCCGGCACATCGACCGCTTCGGCGGGCGCAATTTCCGGGCCGGTGTCGGCCTTCATAGCCTCCATCGCCGCGCTTTCGTCGGCAGTCAGTTGTTCGGGCATGTTGGTCCTCTATCGTGGGATAAACGGGGCGCTGGCCGGGCGCGGTTGGGCCATTGCCGGGGGCTGGATAGGCGTTGCCGCCTCTTTCCCGGCGCGAACTTGGTTCAGGATCACCTGAGACTGGTTTTCCTCGGCTTCGGACTGCGTTTTCTGCACCTCCGCCTGCGCGGCCTGCATTTGCAGCGCCTGCATCGGGTCCTGGCCTTGGTTTTTCTTCTGCTCTGCCGCCTTGGCGCGGACCTTTTCGGCGAAACTGGACGGCAACGGGCTGTATTCCAGCACGTCGGCCCAGTCTTCCAAGCCAAGTCCGCCCTGCTGCAGCACCGGCATCATCTTCTCGATCACCGCCCAGGCCCGCTCTTTCTCGTTCGGCGCGGCGGGGCTGTCATCGACGATCACGTCGTACTTTCGCGTCCCGGTTTCGGTGGCCAGAGACACATATTGCGCCAGCCCCTCGCGGACGATCCTCACCAGCCTGCCGGTGGGGGCGATATGGTCCCGCAGGAACGACAGGATGACCTCGCCCTGCGTCTTGCGGTAGAACCGCAGACTGTCGAAATAGGTGGCCAGCGTCGTCATGCTGGCCTGCTTGCGCTGCGCCTCCAGAACCCCGGCCTGCTGCCTGTCCGCCATGCCCATCAGCTCGAGCGAAACGCCCGATGTGTCCCGGATCGTGCTGATGGCGAACTGCGTCAACTGCATCAGAGCCGCGGGCATCTGCACCTGCGGCTTGGGCTGGATGCGCCCCGCAGACAAGGCACCGTTCGCCACCGCTGTTGCGCTGTCCGCCGCCGCCCAGCCCTCCTCGAACTCCTGCGCGTCCAGCACCGCGCCCTGCTCATACATCACCCCGCCCTTGGCGTTGGCGTTGATGATGTGCAGCGTCTGGCTCAGCCACTTGTTGGCGTATTTCTGCGGGTCCATCATGACCCGGAGCAGCCCGTAAAACCGCTTCTCCTTGCGGTCATAGTTGCCGGTCATCGCCTTGAAGGTGCAGCCGTCCTTGCAGGGCTGGTTTTCCAGCAGGATGCCGTCGCGGCCCAGAAACGCCTGTTTCCAGACGTATTTCGTCATCGGGCGGTTCGGGATCACCGTGTCCAGCGGCATGACTTTCGCCAGCTTGTCCCAGTCGGCCTTGGGCATTTCCTTCCGCTCGCCAGACTGCGGATCGACATATTCGACCGACTTGACCTTCTCGCGCCACTGCACCTGGACAACCGTAACCGTGCCGTCGCTGGCCTGCCCATCTTCCCGCTCGCCAGACTTGTACTGGTCGCCGATCAGGGTTTCATGGCTTTCGCCCTCGTCCTTCGCCTTGCTGATCCAGTCCGCGTTGATCTCGGCGGCCTCTTTGCCGGGGAACATGTCCTGCGCTTCGTCCAGCGGAATTTGCCGCACCCGCGCAACCCGGCTGGCGTCCTGCAAGCCCTTCCGGTGGGCATGGCAGTCCCAGCACATTTCCAGCGGATCGAGCCTGACAACGCGCGGCGCGCCCTCCGGGTCGGCCACATAGTCCAGAAGCGTTTCCGTCCAGCCCAGACCGGCAACAAGCAAGTCCTCGAACGCCTGCGTTTCCTCGTCCTCGGCATTCGACTCGTCGCGAAACCACTCGGCCCCGGCGGTGAGGATTTCATTCGGCTTGGCGTCCCCGATCTCGCGCGGGATGAACCGGACCTCGGTGCGGTTGTTGATCTCCGACCCCGAGACGGAGGCGATGATGACCTGCACCCGGTTGAACACCACGGGAACGCGGGCGTTCTCCTCCAGCTTGGCCTTTTCCTCCTCGGTCCACTGGTGGCCGTCCTTGAAGGCGTATTCCTTCTCGGCTTCCTCGCGCCACTTGGACAGGGCGTTCCAGTCGGCTGTGACCTGGGATTTTAGGGTTTCGAAGTCCATCACGCCGCCCATGCGTTGCCGCGCTTGCGAGGCGCGGGTTTTGCGGCCTGCGGGCGATAGCCGATCACCAGATACCGGAAGGCATCAGCGCCATGGCTCGCCCATGAATGCATCGGGCGCGGTTTGAACGCCTTCGCCTTTTCGTCCCACTCGCGCTGGTATTGCCGCAATGCCTCAACCCCTTTTGCGCAGTTGGCTGCGTCAAACCATGTAGCAGGCAGAAAGCTGCGAACCGCCTGAATGCCGTCATCCAGGGGAATGCTGTCCGCGATGGTGATATCCTTCAGACCCAAAGCCGTGAGCGTTTCCACCCGCGTCTTGCCGGTGCCCAGCTCCCGCACCCGCGCGTCATGCGGCAGGATGTGGGGGCCATAGATGTAAGGCTTGTCCTTTAGGACGCTGACGTAGTGATCCAGCCCGACCCCGCTGGCCTCATAGTAGTCGATGATCCGCTTCTGCGCGCCGTGGAACTGTGCAAACCAGATCGACGTGGTGTCGCCTATCCCCAGGTCCCAGGCAGTGTAAACCGGCAAGGACGGCTCGTATGGGACGGCTGTGATCCTGTTGGCCTCGGTCGCGGCCCGCATCTCCTTGCCGTAGTAGGCCCCGAGAATGGCCGCCTCGAAGCTGCACTCGAACTCCTGCTCGTATCGGTCATCGCCCATTGCGCGCCGGGCTTCCTCAAGCTCGGCCTGAGGCAGGATGCCTGTGTCGCTGGCCCGCAGCACCATGGAAAACCATTCCGGGCTGGTGGCGGCGTGTTCGTGAATGTCCCAGAACTCGTTCTTGCCCTTTGGCGTCCCCATGAAGGTCGCCCGACCCTGTCTGTCAGCCAGCGCGGGGCGGATCACCATCGGCCATGCGTTCGGTGGGAAATCCGCAGGCTCATCCAGAGCCGCGTCGTCGAAATACAACCCCCGCATCGCGTCGTAGTTGTCGGCCCCGAACAACCGCAGCCGCGCGCCGGTTGGGTAGTCGATCCGCAGCTCGCTCTCGTTGACCTTGATGCCGGGAATTGGCGCGCTGTAAAACTTGGCATAGTCCCAGGCGATGGCCTTTGCCTGGCTATAGAACGGGGCGATGTAAGCGCAGCGCGTGTCCGGCTTGACCGAGGTCATCGCCGTGCGGATCAGATCGTTGACGACGCCCACGGTCTTGCCATAGCGACGGTGCGCGACGATACAGGCCCAGCGTTCTGTCCGGCGGTGATACGCCCGCATCTGGTCGCGGGGCGTGTAGGGGATTTCGACTACTCGCGCCATTGAATGATCAGAGGCCCGCCGCCTTCGCCGCCATGTTCGACCGATTGCTTCGGCGTTCCATGGGCGCGATCTTCGCTGTCCTTCAGGACGCGGATCACATCCGGCGTGAGCAGTGCTAGCGCATCTTCACCGTTTTCCGCTCTTTCCATCACCCTGGAAAGGACTTTGGCCCTGAATTGGCTTGCTAGGTCTGCAGTTTTCAGATCGCGGGCGGCCTGTTCAGCCGTCTTGCCGGTGGGGTTTGCAACCTGCCCCGGCTTGAAGCGCGTCTCCGGCGATGGATTTGGGTTCGCCATATCCGCCCCCAGAAAAGCGCAACCCGCCGTGGCGGGGCTTGTCGCGGTGAGTGTGCCGGGAAATGCGAAACGCCCGCGCAGGGTGATCCTGGCGGGCGTACTTATCCGAGCGTGAAAATGACTGATTTTTTCGGGAGCGTCAACCCCCTGTCTGTCAGGCCCGCCCCTCGTCAATCAGCAGCATCAGCGCGCACGGATGCCATCTGCCGCGTCGGCCAGCAGTTGCAGCGTCACGTCCGTCCCTGCGTGGTTGAGCAGGTCGGTCACGGTCAGCGACAGGATCGCCACCATCACCTCGCCGCGTTGCCATCCCGCGTCCGTGGCCAGCTCCACCAGCCGCGACAGATCGCCCTCCATCGCATCGGCGCAGGCGTCGTCACGGTCATCTACGTCTGTCGTTCCCGGCGGGGGCGCTATATGAGCCATCGCCCGGAGCCGGACAGCAGCCCAATCGGGAATGCTGTCAGCGGCGATCCAGCGGCTGATGGTTTTCCGGTCCACCTCGAATGCGCGGGCGGCCTCGGATTTCCACCCGTGGCCGCCCCAGATGCCGGTGCCGAGCCGCTCGAAGTCGGCCCGGCCCATCGGTTTGTCAGATTGCGACATTGTTGGCCACGCCCACCGAATAACCGCGACGAATGAATTCTGCGATGTCCCACTCCTCACCGAGGTATTCGGCAGCGTCGGTTACGGACAGGAGCTTGGCGCCCGGCATGTCGAGGTCGATCATCAGGGAGTCGTCGTCGACGGAAACCGAGATGACCTCCTCGCCGTAGCTCTCGGCGACCGAGCGCGACGGCGTGAGAAACACCGGGCCGCAGATGAAGCCGGTTTCACGGATCGCATTGGCTGCTTCTTCGCTGGTGCCGTGGTAGAGGGTGGTCATTTCCGGTTCTCCTTGGACCTTCGGGCCGGGGCCAACCCCCTTGCCTCATGAACTGAATATGGGACATTACGGGACATAGGTCAACAGGAAAAATGCAGCCCGGCGCAGTTTATTTTTCGACCCCGGCGGCGCGCAGCATATCGGTCGCGGCTCTTTTCCGCAGGGCCAGCACTTCGGATCGGTGCAGTCCGGTCATGCGGGTGACGGAGCCGAGAAACGCGCCTTCGGCCAGGCGCCAGATGGCGCGCTTGTGCCGGTGGGGGTGTCCGCCGACGATCAGCGCGCTGTCATGCCAGAGGCTCAGGACAGCCTCGGCGCGCGTCACCTCGGCGGCGGATGGGACGGGCGGCTCTGGTTCTTCCTGGGGTACCTCATCGAGGGTGCCCTGCAGATATGCCATCTGCCGCTGCCACGCGGTGATCTCGTCCGGCGTCTCGGGCCATGAACCACGATCCGGGAAACCTGATCGCGGCGGGGCGTCCCACGACCGGGAGACGGCGGCTGCCTCACGGAGCAATTCCCACATGGCGGTCCACGCCTCTGGGGTGTCGTGGTCGCGGTGGTTTTCGGCGGCGAGGGTGACGCCGTGCAGGAGTGCCCTGCGCCAGTCGAAGTGCCTGATCATGAGCGTCATCCCTGCCTCCCCTCGGTGTTGATGTGCCAGCGGAGGGGCTTGCCTTCCGTCCTGGTTGCGAAGCCGCCAAGTTCCAGGCTGTCGAGCCGACTGTCCGCCGCACTGTTGGTCACGCCCCAAGCCTCGCGGGCCTCTTCACGGCTGATGGGCGACATGCCGATGATGGCGGCGGCCCAGGCCTGCCTGCGGTGGCGGGTGGCGATCTGCCCGGTGTGGTGAGTGACGCTGGCGGTGCAGCGCTCCCAGCTGCGCTTGGCGACGGCGCTTTCGTGGCGGGCCATGGCCTCCATGCTGGTGAGGTGGGGGAAGCGGGTGAGGAGGTTGGCGGCGTAGGCTTGCGGGGTCAAAATGGCACCTCGTCGTTGAGTTCAGTTTCAAGGGGAGTTGGCTTTCGGATCGCCGTGACGCGGGCGCCGGGGAATGCCTCTTTGACCGCGGCAACCATCCCGCCATAGGCCGCCAGCGCGTTGCTGACCTCGCGCAACGAATAGACCCTGACGCCCGGTCGCTCGGCGGCGAAAGCTGGCCAGGCCGCGTCGTCACGCAGGATGGCGCAGGTGACGCCGTCCACCTCGATCTCCCAGGCTTCGGCCTTGATGGGCTGGTGTCCGGCGGCGATGGCTTCGGCGTCCATGGCGGCGAAACCGCGCAGACAGGCATTGACGCGGGCGACGACGAGTTGCGGATCTTTGGCGTCCAGCGCGGCGTTAAGGTTCGCCATGGCCGTGCCCCACCGCGCAGCAGTTTCCGGTCTGACCAGATCGGGCAGCCGGTCCTGCCCCCAGGTCCGATCCATCTCGCGGGCCACGCGGTCGAACGGGCCGGTGGCGAGGTCGCATTGGATCTCTGCCGCCGAAGCGCCGTGGTTGGTCAGCCGATCATGGGCTTTGTGGCGCATGGGGCGGGTCATTGGGGGACCCATTGCGTTGCAGCAAGCGCAGCGCCCCATTTGACCTTTTGACCATGAACAGTCAGCCGATCATGAAGCGGCCACCAGGGCAGCCCGTTCGGCGAGTCCAGCAAAGTGCCGATGCCGAAGTAGTCGGCGTCACTGTTCGGCTGCATCCCAAGCAGAAGGACGTCCACGTCCAATGCATGTTCCCTTGCCTTGGCGAATCCTGGGAATGACGAGTCCAGAACGGCAGACTTTGGGATAGCGCCAACTGGCTTCAGAGGTGCGGGCTTGACCTCGACATAGACTGGCCGGTCCAGCCAAAGCGCGAAGTCGGGAACCCACCCGTCCAAATCAATAGGCTCGTATGCCCAAGGCAGACCTTCGATGTCGAAGAAGGCGGCCCAGGTCGCTTCGAGGCGGGAGCGAAAGAGAACACCCCCATAAAACGTTTTGTGCGCTTTCACCTTCACGGCGTGGTTCCTTCTGTGGACTGTGGAAAAGCGTGGACTGTTGAAGCCCCGCCAAAATGCCCCACGGTTTCCACCACACACTCCCCACACCCCACAGGAACTACTGTGGTGGTGTGGTGAGAGAAGTGTTCACAGTTGCTGTGGTGAACTGTGGTGAACTGTGGAAACTGTGGTGAACTGTGGGTTTTCGGGGTCATTCGGAGACCTCCGACATCGGGTTGTTGTCGCCTGCGATGACGATGTTGACCGGCCTTCCGGCGCGATTATCGCGGCCCTCGGCGAGCCTCAGCACGTCCGATGCGAGCCATTTCTCGAGAAGCACTTTGATCTTCGCCTTGCCGGATGTTGTCGTCATATTGATGCCGAGGGTGTCGGCTATGAGGACGCCAGCCCACTTTGCTGACCTGATATCGGCGCGCGGCGGCTCTGCTGCCGAGGAGAAGATTGCGCGAACGCGGGCGGCATCCTGACGGGTCACGCCATCGAAGGCATCGGGCCATTCCCATCGTTCTATAGCCCCAACGTGGTGCCCGTTCGGCGTCCTGACCGATATCTTCTGATACCACTGGTTCACCTCTGCCGAAGGCGGCGCGAGGTTGCTTTCCATGTCTCCAATGCGGAGGAAGTGCCGATGGTTCGGCAGCCCAGCCTTGGCGGCCTCGTCTTCTGTCATGCTGACCAGTATGCGGTTGAACCGGGCCGTCCCTCGGAGAGCGCTACCGCCGCGCATGTCGTCAATGGATGGCGTGATGCCGGGTGCGACTTTGCGAGTGTGGTGTATCAGGCCGAGCGCCACCCCGACCTTGTTTGCCATTCGGCGCAGACGCTGGCCCAGCAAACGAAAGGCTTCGTTGGTCTCTCCGCTGCGTGTCAGGTCTTGCAATGGGTCGAAGATCAGGACGTCGGCTTTGGCTTGTTCGCAGAACTTCTCGAGGCCGACGAAAAGAGTCTCGTTGATGACCGGCACGTCGCCAGACATCAGGTAGAAATCTTCCGCCTCTACGCCGGACACGGGATAGAACCGCCCGTTTATTTCCGACTGCGGTATGCCATAGTGCGTCAGAAGGGCCGCTACGCGAGCGTCCATGACGTCTTGGTCGTCTTCCGCGTTATAGTAGACGACGATCAACGGGTCGCGCGGCTGGCCGGTCAGAAAGCCGCGACCAGTAGCCATGTCCAGGGCCTCGGCAAGGCCAAGCATGGACTTCCCGACCTTCGGTGCCGCCAGCGTGACCGACGTGTATTTCCGGGCGTAGAAGTCGGAATACAGGAACTCAGGAACCGGGATTTGGCTAAGGTCTTTCTCGCGCCAGGGCGTGAACATAAGGGCTGGGATTGCCGCAACCTCGGATTCGGACAGTTCGCGGAACTGCGTCGATGCCTGCGACTTGTGCTGACGTGCTATTGCCGAAAGGTCTGCGCCGTTTTGCCTTGCCAGCTCTGCGATGGTTCCGAAGCCTGACCCACCGCCGACGTCAAAGCTTTTCCACTTTGATGCCACCTCACCGGCCACATACTTTGTCCCGCCAGCCGACCATTCCTCAGCTATCGCCAGACCAAGATCAGACCCATTGAATTTGTCGTGCAGCCCCATCAAGACAGACAACCAATCTTGATAGCCGCAATCCGGCGCAATGAAGGAAAGCAATTCCCGAACTTCGCCTTCCGATGTCTTGGACGAGTATCCCGTATCGATCTGGAACGCTGGTGCGGATGCCGTGGCCCTCTGCGACAGCGGCACGGCTGGCGCGCTTGATGCGAAAACGCGGCGCATCTGGTCCAGCGTGACGGCAGGGCGCGGGTCCGCGTATTCAGTGCGCAGCGTGGTCAGTTCGGAGACATAGCCACGCTCCCGCTTCTTGGCGAAGGGCCAGGACACGGTTCCACCGAT